GCCTACTTTGGAAACACCTGCACAGGTTGCAAACAGATAGGCAACAAAAGTTTGCCCTGATGCCCTGTTGTAGCTTGAGTCTGCGCTAAAAGTAGTTGCAGATACTGATGGAAAGGCCGCATAAGTTACAGAGGCTGCGGTGCTATTTAATTCCATAAAACTTCCCGTACCCAACGCAGAATGATATGAAATCCACTGATAACCAATGCTTCTTGCTTTTACAAAAATCATTTCGGGAACAACCGTTAAATTGTGTGTAACAACTTGCGGATTTCCTCCATCCCCTGTATAGCAAACCACATCCATAAACGATGGTGCACGACCCATAAAATAATTGATTGTGTTTACTGAAGTATCGTTAACCCTACCATAAGTGTCAGCAGATAAACTAACGCCAGATTGATTCCAACTTGTTACTTCTGTGCTGTCACCCTCAGCATTTGTTTGTTGAGTTCTAAGAAACTTTAAATTTGTAAGGCGTGATAAAACAATAGACAAAGACGATGCAGGGCCGGGATCGCCCGGTGCATTTCTGTTTTGAGACAAGAAAAAGTCTGGAACAAAACCAACACCAGATATTGATGTAGCCGTACCAGTACCAGTTCTTGCAACAGGACTAAACACACTAGTCGCACTTGTAGGCACTTTCATCGGGCCTCTGCGAATGGCTATGTAGATCATTGTGTCCGTAACAGCCCCATTCACCACTTTAAACCCAGTTGCAGTTGGCTCAAACAAACGCCCATATGTGCTTGTATCTTCTGCGTTAGAAAGATTTGCATAGAGCGACCCACCAGTTCCAGAACCATAAGTCATGGAACTGCCACGCATTACGTCTACCATAAACCAATCTCCAGTTCCACCGTATTTCTTTGCAATAATAAATTGTGGTTCATATCCAAGATTTACGCTAACGGTAGAGCCATTGCCATCATAAGAACCACACGAAATCACATTGTCTGTACCAGTTAGGCCAAAGCCTCCTGCGTCATGGGCGAATAAGTAGGCTACGTAGGTACTGCCAGCAAGACTGATTGACCCTGCGTTGCCTGCAACAGTAAATGTTGTACTACTTACACTTGAAATATAAGCCGCACCATAATTTGCTGTAGCCGCAGTAGTATTTAAAACAAGATAATTATTATTTGGATTACTCAAAGAACGATGATAAACCGCCCAACCAGCATCAAAAGTATTTGAATCTAACTTTTTAATCATAATGCAACCCGGTGCGCTACCCAAGTTGTGACTAATTGTTTGATTTGAATTTGAACCACTGTAAGTCACAACATCAAAGAACTTTGGTTGCTCTCGGAATGTCCATGAGGCAATTAAATCACCAGTATCGCTTACGGGCGTTTGGTAGCCAAATCCGTTTGAATTAAACGAACTAACAATAGGGTAGGCAACTTCTGCGCTATTATTATTGGTTGAAATATATCCTGCGCTAGTGCCACGAACGGTATCCATTAAATAATGATTTACTACTGATGAGCCAGTTCTTTTCTTAAGCCAAACCAATCCGCCTTTACCAGACAAGTTAATCCCGTTGGTTATTGTCTGTGATGAGCCATTGCCTGTGTAAAGAAATGTGCTGAAAACTTCCTCAATGTAGTTAGGTGTCGAACCACTAGCTCCAGTAAAATAATGATTAGCTGAACGACTCATTAGAACTGACCTAAAACAGAAGTAGCGTAATAATTAGAACCACCATCTATTGTATAGAGTGCAATTGTATCAACATATCCTGCTGTTGTAGATAATGTTGGTGCTGTATTTAATGGCCATTGAATAGATGCTGGCCATGTAAGTGCATAACTTCCAGTTTGTGACAACTGAATTAAGAAACTGAAACCAGTTAAGTTTGGCGGAGGGCTAGTGAAGATAACATTAGCCGCAGAAGTTACCACAGTTTTAAAGATTGTTGCACTAGCCAAGTTACAAGTAATGTTACCACTTGCAATAGATACGTTTGAGAATGTTTCTTGGTATGTTTGTGCTTTAACATTACCAGAGATGTTTACATTTCCTGTGATATTGTTTACGTCAACAGTAGCAGTTGCAACATTGGCCGCATAAGTCACACGACCATCGGTGCCAACTGTAATAACAGGAATATTAGAAGCACTACCATAATTACCAGCTGAAACACCGGTTGTTGTTAGATTGGATGAACCAATTGTTGCAGCTGCAATCTTATCACCAGTAATCGTATTGTTATTAAACAGATTGCCAGTAATCGTGCCGCTGGTTATTAGATTACCATTTACTCTTGTTAGTGCCATAAAATTCCTACCATGTTATTGGTTATTGATGTTATTTAGGTATTTATGCTATTAAAATTCGTGATAATCCACAGGGTCTAGTTCAATGACAAGATTTATAAAGTCTACCGCAGCATTTTCACTACTAAACTCTCTAATGACCGTTTGGCCAGTATACCTTGATGTAAACACTAACATTATATAATCATCATTATAAATTGAAAACTTAATAAGCCAACCATTACGCTCAGTTGGTGCCCACGATTGCGCCGTGAAAGCTATATCCATGAATTTCTTGGATGGTCTATGTGCAATAAGTCTTTTCATATGTCCCGGTCTCCTCAGGACATATGTATGCACAATTAAAGCTTGATGGCTTTGGCTGCCTTCTCGGCAACTTCTTTCATTGCAACTGTAGACAATTCAACCACTTCATTGGTTGTACGGTTCACTTGTTTTGTGAATGTGCGTTGTGCTTCAACGAAATCTTTAATAGATTCTTTGATTTTGTCATCATACACGAATGTGTCAACGACCTTGTTCTTTGCATCTTGTACTTGGTCAACGAAGTAGTTTGCAAAATATAATGGTGTGAAAATAGAATTGGCCATGGTTTTTTCCTTTAGATAAATGTTCTTGATATAATTATTTATGTTGCAATGCAATAATTTTCACTAGAGTTTGGACTCTATTGCCTTAATCCATTGCATCTTCATACTGTAGTTTGGCAAGAATATAATCTTTCACCAATGATGAGCGTACAATGTCATCAGGTGTGAACTCAATGCGAGTAAAGGCATTCATGTGGTGTGCTACATCAAAGAATTTGAGAATGCCTGTTACATCATTCTTTTTCTTATTCAGGTCGGTCTGCCTGTAATCACCACACCATATAATCTTTGAGCGGTAACCAACACGGGTCATAACTGTATCAATTTCTTCAAAGGTCATATTCTGCATCTCATCAACAATAATGATAGCGTCATCAAATGACATACCACGAATGAATGATGTAGATATGAATTCGATGTGGCCTTGTTCCTCTAGTCTATCCCATGCGTCCTTGCGACCAAATAGTGTCTCACAGATTTGGCGATATGGTTGCTGATAGATTTCCATCTTCTCATTCACATCACCAGGCAAATGTCCAATCTCACGGCTCTGTACGGCAGAGCGAACAATGATAATCTTACCAAATGGGTTCGATTTGTCCATCACTTCTTCAATGGCCTTGTACAATGCACAGAATGTTTTGCCTGTACCTGCAACACCATGTAGTGCTACAAAATAGTCTCCTCGTTTGTATGCATCAAAGAATAGTTTTTGATTCTCTGTCAATGGATCAAATGTTTTAAGGTCATCAAGCCTCAGTCTGAGGTGATTGCTTGGTCTTGAAACTCTTTCGGTTTCAATGATTGTATTGGCGGTTGTCTTACGAGCCATGGTTTTCCTTCTCTTAGGTAACGAATCAGGTTCTTTACAATGTTTCATAGTTTATTCAATACGTGAGCCTTGTGTATTTTACAAGATACCCATGAATTGTAATATTCCGTTTTGAGTAGTGCATCGTTGATAAAAATCTCCTTAGTTTCTCTATATGAACATTCTGACCTACTTTTGCATAGGTACAGTATCTTACGTGAAAAGTTTTCCTCTCCTAGTTTTTTAACATCAGCCTTTAATTCTTCGGACGAAGACCAATAGTTCGCCCATCCAGAGGACAGGCGAACCTTTTTCTTTTTACCTTTGATTTGTTTTGTGCCGGCTCGTGTAAAGAATTTCTTCCCCACATACTTGCGACCATTCGTTAGGTTGGTGATTTCGTAGACGTATCCAAACCAATCGCCAACCATGTCTTCTGTAAATTCTATATTGTTATACAACCACACTCAATCATCCTCATCTTCTGTTTCATTCTCTAGTATATATTCACTACAGAATGGACAAAAATGAGGGTCATCTTCACATTTTTCTATATCATATTTAATTGTAAATTCAGAATCACAGTTACCGCATACGTGATGTAATGAGGCCATTAGTTACACCAACTTTGTTTGGCCTCACCATAATACTCACGAGCATGGCCATTTGTGATTAGGAGTTGACGTAAGCTTTTACCATCAAGTATCACATCGCCAAGCACACGGCCACCATATTTGTCCCAATCCATCAATACGATTTGTCGTTTAGCTGAAGCATTCACAGCAGCCTTAGTGAAAGCACTTGCAGCTTCACCTCTTGCAGCCTCACTAGGACACGCTGCACGATGGCCTTTCTCAGGTGTATCAACACCAAATACACGGATGCTTAGTTCTTTCTTCAATGGGTCAGGTAGAAAGTTGGCCTGAAACGCAACTGTATCACCATCGACCACTCTGGTCAATACTGCATCGTATGTCACACCAGGTTTTTGTTTGCCTTGAGCAAACGCAATGAAAGGCACCATAAGTGCGATAACTAGTAATTTCTTCATATCAATCCTTTTTTTGTTTTTTTAAATATTAAATTTACTGAGCCCATATCTCATCCCAAGTGCCTGTATGTGCAGCCTTGGCGTAATCTGTTGACCTGTTCTCAAAGAAGTTGGTGTGTGTTGGTGCATTAATCATTTCTTCAACCCATGGTAGCGGGTTGCGTTTAACTTTAAAAATGCCTTTCATACCAAGACCAATCAATCTACGGTCAGCAATGTATCGAATGTATTTCTTCAACTCATCAGCTGTTAGACCTTCCATCTCACCACTACTAAATGCCAAATCAATAAATTTATCTTCTAGGTCAACCATTCGTTCTGCAATGGCATAGATTCTAGATTTGAGGTCATCATTCCAGATTTCATTATTTTCTTGTATATAGGTCTTAAATAGTTTCATCATGTTCTCAGCGTGCATTGTCTCATCAACAATAGACCAAGTAACAATCTGACCCATACCCTTCATCTTGCCTGTACGTGGGAAATTCAACAACATCACAAAAGAACTAAACAGTTGCATACCTTCAGTAAAGGCAGAAAACACGGCAATGTGTGTGGCTGTATTTTCTTTTGTAGTATTTTGGCCTGAGATGTTCATCACATAATCGTGTTTGTCCTTCATCTCCTGATATTCCATAAACTGGTTGTATGTGGTATCAGGCAGGCCAAGAGTTTCAATCAAATGACTATAAGCAGCAATGTGTAATGCTTCACGAGCAGCAAAACCTAACAACATCATTCTTACTTCTGGTTGAGGGAAATAAGGTAAGTAATTGTTAACATAACCACCTGCAACGTCAATATCACCTTGTGTGAAGAATCTAAAAATGTTGGTCAAAAACTCTTTCTCACTTGGAGATAGTTTCTTTTTCCAATCCTTCACATCTTCAGCCATTGGCACTTCCGTGTGTAACCAATGTGATTGTTCATGTTTCAACCATGCATCATAAGCCCAAGGGTAATTGAAAGGTTTAAATGATGTACGTTCATCTGTCAACCTTGCTGTTGTTTTCTTAATCATTGAACCATTCCTGTAATTGTTTTGTGTTTTGCATACCAACTAAGCGTTTCAATACTGTACCGTCTTCAACCATTACCATTGTTGGCACACCACGAATACCATATTCAATTGCAGTATCAGAATCTTTATCGATATCAACAACTTCAATTGGCAGGTTGGTGTGTACATCTTCTAATGTTTTAGCCAACATCTTACATGGTTGACACCATGATGCTGTAAATCTTATTACTTTTTTCATTTTTTATTTCCTTATTATTTTATAGTTTCGTACATAACTGTATTTGTATCACCCAATGCCCATTTAGAATCAGTTTCTACTGACCATTTCTTTGTTGCAACTTTAAAGTCTGGCATCTTCATTTGTTTTGGATTACTACTTGGTTCCAAGATAATTAATCTATTATTTGGCTGAGCAGCAAACTGCCCATTATCACACATGATGA